GAAAGCTGACGCTATGAGCTAATCCCCATTTATTCTTTCTAACCAGCGCGAAAAGCTGTGCAGCAAAGCTCCGCACCTGAATCTGTAAATCGGGCGTCTTGCGGCCCAGTATGCAATAGACTGTTATGTGGGCAGCGAATGGTGTTCTATCGTCGCCAACATCGTCGCCTTCATCAGCCGATTCCAGCTCTAAAATAATTGCCGGGGTTTTAATAGGCGTAGGCTGCCCTGATTCAGTTTCGCCTTGCTCGTACCATGCAACGGTATTAATGTTGACACCGAAATGCGCGGCTATTTTGGCTTGAATAGCGGCGTGAAATTCGGATAACGTAGTCATCGTGTCGCCCTTTCTAATTCGTAACTTACTAAGCGTTGCATTTTTCTGGCTAGCTCACGCTCGGCTTGCGGAATTAAGCGACGCACGACTTCATTAAACGGGCTATCAATCTTGATATTTTGCCGTTTGATGGGCAGCCGCGCGCGGGATGTCCGCGCAAAAATTGCCGTTGCGCCTGATCTCATCTTGGCTTTAAAACCGCCTTCAAAATAAAAATCACCCGCCATATAACCGCTATTAACCGCACCGCCATCGTTTAACGCCATGGCATCAATGGGGTTTATGCCCAGCCAAACCTTGCCGCTGATAATATCGGCCAAGCTGGCTTGCGCCTTGCGTTGCTTAATTCTGCGAGCCAATACTTTTCTGGGGATGCCTGTCGCAGAGGGCAACTCTCTAAGCAAGCGGCTCTTAATCCACGCCGCTGTCTCATTGATTCCCCGAGACTGAACGCGCTTTATCGCAGCCGGAGACAAAACGGTCTGGACAAGACGCTCAATATCATCCTGCTCAACCGTTAGGCTCAAGAACCCAGTATCAACGCCGCCGGTTATTGCCATGTAACTATCTCCACCCGTTTGCAACAGCCGTGGTATTGCCGGGCTGATTTAAAATTACAACTAATACGCCATCGCCTTTGGGCAATACTTCTGAAACGTCATAGGCTTTACCAAAATACACCGCCGACCATCCTTTACCGAGGCCAGGCACATCACTTTCAAGCAGATTCACAATCACACTACTGATGTCTACCTTGGCAATGATGTTGTCGATCCATTCAATTCTGCCCACACCTTTTTTCCCGCCAGGCGCATCTAAAACGCATTTAGGCGTAATCGCTAAACCTGTTGGCGGCGTCAGCGTGATGTCATCACCTACGGCCTGCATAATGACGTTGTCAATAGCACTAAACATCTGACTAAATCCGTCCACGACTGCCCCTTTTTTCATGCTTATGACGGCACGGCACGCATGCGCCGTCTACCAATCGACCAAACCATTCCCCGCAAAAGTCGCAGGCGCCGGGCTTGCCGGCATCCAGCGTAAACGGGATGCGGTTGGCTATGGCGATTTGGCGCTCCTTTTCAGCGTAGTCGTTGGCTTGGTCGATGATGCCTGTCATAGCTTTCCAACATTAACAAACCGCTGAAATGCCTTATCAGCCGCGGTTTCAAATATAAAGATTGCCCGGCTGCCCATGTGAGAAGCGATGCCGATTAAAGCGGCGGCCAATGGACCCGGTATATCGGCCCACTCGCACAAATAAAAGGTCATTACGCCAACAAAGGCGCTTATAAACATTTCACCAACCAATTCAATCAACGAAAACCGACTGATCAATCCGCTTTTTACTTTACGAAAATATCCGGCAAGACCACCGAATAGCGATATTCCGAACACCCAGGCATAGGTGATTAGCGAGTATGAAAGCGGATCTTTTTCGGGCATCATCTTTTCCATAGGTGACTATGCGTTTTCATTGCTGAGGAACTGATATTCCGCAGTTAGTTTCTACAAATTGGTAACAGGCCGCTGCATAGGCGGCTATGGTGTCGGCGTGGTAGGCTTGATCGACAAGAAATCCTGTAAGCTCTGTTGAAAGTTCGGCGCTATCGGCTTCGTCTTTAGACTTTCCGGCACCTGTACCTGCTGGCACGGGGCAATGACTACCTTGCCGACGTCCGGGGTCGCGCAACCTGACAGCAGCAAAAGAGTCATGCAAAGTGTTGATACTGTTAATCGCTGTTTCATGGGATTTATCCAGTTGTTGGTTGACAAAAATAGCGTTTTTTTCGGACTCGGCAATGCGGGACTGTGCGCTGGACAGAAGTGCTTGCGCTTCGGTTTTTTGTACTTGAAGCGCAAGCTCTATGCGGTCTATTTTGGCGCTATCTATCTTATGCGCAGAAAAACCACCGATCCCTAGTCCGGAAATAAACGCCGCTACTATGAAAACCAGAATAGGCGGCATCAGTCTTTCACCGCGAAACCAATCGCCCAAGCAACGGTGCTGGCTAAACTTATAACGGCAACTGCTTTTTCAAGCTGACCCAGACAGATAAACACCAGAGCAAAGGCAGCGACGATTAAGGTCACTGCGCCAAGCCTTGTTGTGCGCTGAGTCCAGTCTATGCCGATTTTGCTAAACATGATTAAGCCGCAATAACCGAGTGAATCAATACCCACGCCGCCCCGGTCGACACGAACTGGCCTAAATCATTTGCCGCATCAATCGTTGCGAAAGTTGCTCCGCCTGCAATTGTTTCTGCTCCAGCAGGGTCAAGCGTTACCGCAAAGGCGTCGGCCGAGGTTTTTTTAACGGTCAATTTAGCGCCAGGCGGGATGGTTGCTACGCTGGCAAGGCTGACAGTCTGTGCAGCTGTGTTTGGGGCCAGCACTGTTAAGTCGCCGCTGGCAAAGTCACCGACATTCAGCGTTTTTGCGCCTGTTGCTGCCAGGGTTAAGGTGCGAGGGCCTTCTTCGATGAATTCTTCAAGATCAACATGCACGGTTGCAGTCGCTGCCAGTTCAGCTTTGTCTGCATAGCCGATAAAGTAGGCATTAAGCGCAGGGGCGTTGATGACTTCTTTTGCCGTTGGGTCCCACCAGAGTTTCTGGCCTTGAGTGACAGCTTCGCCGATGTTTTTTGCCAGTAAGAAAATACCTTCTTTTGCAACTGATCCGGTTGCACCGATGGCAATATCAACCAGGGCAATGCCTATTTGTTGATTGCCGATAGCAACAGGATCACCGCTTAAAATAACAGCGGCAGTGTTATTGGTGTAGTCGGTGACGTCACCGGGTTTTACATAATTCCTAGCCATGTTAGCGCCTATATTCTGTAGGTTGATAAGGGCGACCCGTTATAGAGCCGCCATTCTGAATTAATGAGTGCCGGCGTTTTTGTAAGCGCCCTCAAAACCGATTGCACCGACGCCGGAGGGATGTTCGACACGGTAACTCAGTCCAGCAGTGGTGAAATTCTCTTCCATTGCCAGAATCGGCTCAGATTGGCCGTCAAGAAAGACAACCTCAATCACTGGGGCGATAGCGGGATTGGCGAACAAATACCACTCATCGCCATCGATACGCGGCGTATCGACAACATCGCTGACCATACCTCTGATCTTGTTCGGACGCTCCAGATTGCCTGTGGTATCGGGATCGTATTTAGCGTCAATGAGTACGCGCACCTCTTCGGCGTTTGATATGCCGCCGACCCAAATGCCGGGGCGAATATCCAGAAAGTCCTTACCGCTGATGTCTTTTTGCTTCATCATCGCGGTTTTTCCGGTTGATAATGAGGCGACCGATGGAGCAGCGGCAGTTCCTGCAAGGTTTTTATGAGTAGCATGAAACAATTGTACGCCGTCATTCAACACCGGATTGGATACCAGTAACGCATAAACGCGGTTTTCGATGGTGCGTTTAGCTGCACGGCCCAGCATGGATGTCATGTCGGAAATAAAGCCAATGTCATCGTTGATAATGACTTCAGGCGTAATGCTGATAATTGCGCCTTTGCGGGTAGCGCTGATGCTTTCTTTTTTCGCATCCGGCAAAGAAAGATGTTGGTATTCCCCTGCCTCGTTAACATCTTGAATGTCACCGATTGAGCCGGTACGTAAGCGTAGCCAATCCCTAAAGTCTGAGACGGTGCCTTGTTTGCAAAACCGTGTCCAGGTGTCAGGCGTAATGCCGTAAGCCGCCAATAACATGCGGTGCATGACGTTTTCAAGCAATACAGGTAAGTCACTGGTAGTCTGCCCGTATGCGACTGGACGCATGGATAAAGCAGCCTTAACCATGCTTATTCTGTCCATGCCTTTTACGCTACGACCTGAACGCTCAAGACTCGCGGCGGCAATGTCCTCAAGCCTATGTCGACGGTATTCATTCTGCGGATCGTGCTTTTCAACGCCGCATCGAGCCATGATGGCCTGCCCTACGCCTTTGGCGAATTTTTCGTTATCGGATTCGCCGGTTTCTATGCGATGGTTAAAATTTGCCGCAGTGGGCGACAAGTCTTTACCCAGTAGCAAGTGCAGTTTTTCAACCGCTGCATGGACATCGATATTGCTGTCATTGCTGCATTGAGTCATCAGATCGGATACCCCCGCCATTTTTGCAAAAGGCTGAAATTTTGCGCTGATGTCGGTACGGCGCAGGTTTTCTGCTGCCAATACTCGCGCTTTAATCTCAGCCTCGCTGGACTGTGGATCTGCAGGCTGATTAACTGTTCCTGCCGCCCTTGCGTCGGCATCGGCTTTTGCTTTTGCTGCCGCTGCTATTTCTTCTGGAGTCATGGTGCTTTCCTGGTTTAACGGTTTTATAAAAATCCCAGCGGCTGCCGGAATGGTTTTAAAGCGGTTTAAATTAAATTGTGCAGACACCGGCAAAGCAGCGGTGACGGTACTAACCAGACCTTCTGCCTTGGCCTCTGACGCGGTAAACCAGTGGTCGATGCCATCGGTTAACCAACCCATCACTGCTTCGACAGTCTTACCGGTCTTATCGACATAACTGCTGCTCATCGCCGTAGCGTATTTATCCAACACGTCAGCAGCTTCACGCAGGTCTGCTGCGTTGCCCGATGTCGATGCCCACGGGGCATGGATCATCATCAGTGCGTTGTCGGCCATTTCCACAGTGTCGCCTGCCATTGCAATCAATGACGCTATACTGACCGCTACGCCATCAATAGCTACGGTAGTGCTGGCTTTGTGGCGCTTGATTGCGTTATAAATAGCGATACCATCAGATACAGAGCCGCCATAGCTGTTAATGCGGACGGTTAGGGTTTCTACATCCAGTGCCGCCAAATCGGTTACAAAACTCTTAGCGGTAATGGATTCGCCCCACCAGCTTTCGCCGATGTCGCCATAGATATTGATTTCAGCGGCTTTATTGCCTTTGGCTTTGATTTCGTACCATTTAGCCATTAGAGACTCCTTGTTGGTTATCGCTGGAGGCGGTATTGGCTGCTCCGGGTTGTTTGTCATTGGCTGGATCGGCGGAGCTGATCAAGCCGTTTGATTTTAATTGTCTGCGCCAGCGGGCTGACTGCTCGCGTACGTCGCGTGGGTTGCCGCCACGCTTGCGAATCACTTCGGGGCCGGAGATGTACCCTGCCCGTTCTGCTTCAACGTTGCCTTTGACCTCTTTCAATGGATCAATCCAGGGCATAGAGGGGCCGATAAACAGCGCGTCATCCAGAGTCAGCGGGTCTATGTCGACCGGGACTTTAACCAAGCCATCCAGCACCGCCATTTTTACAAAGGTTTCCCAGGTTGGCTGCACCATGCCCGCGATAAACTCAGAGGTCAGTACTTGGTAATTTGCCCAGCCCTCAATCAATTCTTGGCGCTGGCTGGAATAAGTGCCGTCGTAGCAACGGGCGACAGTGGAGTAGTTGGCGCCGGTTCCGGCAGCAACAGCACGGAGCTGGCCTTTGCGGAACTCAATCAATTGCGGGTTCGGACGGTTGGTATCAATCGTGCCGATCTCTTCGCCGATCATCAGGTCATCAAATACCATGCCGGGACTAAATCTTAACGATCTTGCCTCGCCCGGCTTTTCGGGGTCGTACATTTCCGGCTGACCTTTTTTGATATAGGCAGCCATTGAGGCAGCGATCTTGGCAGCGATGCGCTCGGATTCTTCGTAATCTTTAATGTCATCAAGCCGGGTCATGACTGAGGCAAAAACCGTCACGCCGCGAAATTGGCTAAGGCGCTTACGCAGACGCAAATGATTAATTAGATCTGCACTGACCGGCTTTAGGCTAAGCGCAAGCGAGTTATAAACGCTGATGTCGCCGGGGTGGTTTAGGTAAAGGTAATAATTGATTGCCGCGCCCCAAGCGTTTCTTTGTATGCCTTGAACGATTCTTTTGGAAGGATCATCATAAATAAGCGGGCACATATCCGCTTCAAGCATTTCCAGGGTAAATTTAACAACAGTGCCGTGATCCAGATGAGGTACGGTGCCGACTAATGATTTTGTCATCACCTCGCCATCACGTACCCAGCTGCGGCACAGCAGTCGTTGAGCGCCTGCCCAGTCAGTGGAAAAAGTGCATTCGGGCTTGCGACACCAGTCTTTCCAGAGCCGCAATAATTCATCGGCTAATTCATCGTGGATTTCGCCGCCGATAGTGCGCGGCTGCGGTTCTATGCCGATGCCGTTGGCGCCGACGACGTTATTGACCAGCGCCGTTAAAACGCCGTCAGCTAAATCGTGATTCTCGTCCAGGTATCGCGCTTGGTTGCGCAGGTTTGGCCCGGCTTGTCTGACCACTCGATCACCGCTGCCGGAATCCCGGCTTTGCTTGCGCAGTACGGTAGGCTTTGCGGCTTCATATGCGGCCATCACCCGACGGGCTTGCATACGACGCAAACCTTTTTCAGGGGAAATAGCGGAGATGACGTAGTCCAGCGGATTCATTAGCGAAAATCCGGTGTTTGGAAGCGCGGCGAGGTGCCGCCTGCGTTGATTCTGGCCTCTGCATTAACGCGCTGTTGCCATTCCCTGCGGCCCTGCTGGACTTCTAATAGATTAGCTCGCGTTAATTTGCGCTCACCAAATTGCACAATTTGGCCGTCCAGAATGGCGGCTTCGGCGGCGGTGTATTTGGCGAGCATTTCGGCTGATGTAGTCATGGGTAGATTACATCAGCTTGTTTGTGTCATTTCACCGGAAAACGTGACAATATTTTTTAGGATGTGTCTATAGGTAGGATTACCGAGATCGGCTAGTTCGACTGGCTACCTAATAATCCGATACAGCGTACTTAAGCTGATATTGTACCGGCTGCAAATTTCGGCATGATTACTGCCGTTAAATTCCTGCTTTATCGCCACATTGCGCTCAATGCTATCGTCGGCAACTGATATATATACCTCACGCCCGCCCCAGCGTTGTTGAATCTTTTTGACTACTGCGGCCGCCAGCGATTCAGCGATGTCGTCTTTAAAGCCGATTGAGCTTTGCAGCGCTTCATGAACATCGCGCCGCAATGCTGCGGCAATATGGTCTGATACACTCATAGTCTGGAGCTCCATGCATTTGAAGTTAACTGATTGGATTTTGCTGGCTTTTTAGGTGGCGGCAGCGGTGCTGGTTGCTGCGCCACTATGGCGGCCTCTGCTTGCAAGCGCCTATACTCATCGCTCGACACCACCGCCAGCTTTGCCCCCAACTCATCCCACTTAGCAGCGGTATGCAGGTGCAGGCGCAATTCATGGTGATGGGCAGCGGCGTAGGCGTAAACCAGCGTGTCCAGCGATTCGTTACGTGCACCGCGCTTAGTCTCGAAGCGATTGGTGCGGGGGTTAAAGGTTTCGGAGACGATGCCGGTGAAGTATTCGCGCGGCAAATCTTCGGAAAAATGTAGCAGCCGGGCCGCGTTGTCTTTATCACCGTCAGTGCTCATGCGCCCGAATAGGACATTTTTAACCGCGACGGTGCCGACATGCTGGATCATCACGCCGCGTTTGTTGTATTGGCCTTTCCAGTTGACGTCTTGGGCTTTGGGCCGGGACAGCACCGGTGCGTTGTTGGGTACGGCGCCAAAGATGACCATCGGGCGGCGGATCATGCGGCGGCGCACGAAGTCTTTGACGGCTTCGGTTCGGTGGCCGCCTGCATCGATCGCAGTGGCTTGGATCGGCAGGGCGTGGCCGTTGATGTGTTCGATAGGCCGGTTAATCAGGTCGGTTAAGGCTATCCAGACGGCATCGTCTGCGGGGTCGCCCATCAGTTCAATGTAATCCAGCACCCAGCAAGCCATACCCTTACCCCAGCCGACGATTTGCACGGCCAAGCGGTTGTCTTGGGTATCCACACCGGCGGTAACGGCGCAAACACCCAGCGGGGCAACGCGCAGGCGGTAGGGTTCGGCGCGGTCGGCGATGACGTTGAGTTTTACCGCGCGCATGGATGGGTCTTCCCAGGCTTCGGCCAGGCGGCTGTTGACAAAGGTTTTTAACTTAGCGGGGTCGTTTTGAACGCCTAACCACATTTCTACCAGTTTTTCCCAGCGTGGGCCTAAGCCTATTTGGTAATACAAGCAATTGACGGTATAGCCGCGAATCGACCGTCCTGGGAATTTAGGAATCCAGCGCCCTGACTTAATCATGTCGGTTTTTTGGTGCTCTTCAATAATGCACGCGCATTCCGGGCAGGCATATACGACGTTTTTGCCGCCCTGCATCCATTGCAGTCCTGACCATTCGAAGTTGATTTCGGCAAGGCAGTGCGGGCACGGCATGTGATAATGGCGCTGGTCTGATAACTCGTAGCGCTCATCGATCCGGCAAATACCTTTTGTGCCGGGCGATGAGATGTCCAGCCGCTTGTATGTAGAGATAAAGGCCGAATAGCGGTCTTCCAGCATGACCATCGGGTCATCACCTGTTTTCAGCGCATTGGCAAATTCGGTCAATTCATCGACGACCAGGTATTTAACAGAGGTCGATTTCAAACGGGCTGGCGCTCCAGCATGCTCGACATAGAGTTGGCCGCCCAAGAAGTCCTTAAACTCTTTGGTATTGGCAGCGTTGCGGCTGTTGGTTGACACCATAACGTTTTTTACCGCTGGCGAATCATCGAGCATGGGATTAAGCTTTTGGTTAATCCATTTTTGCATACTGACATCTGCCGGGAAGCAGGCCATGATTGGGCCGGGCGCTTCATCCATCCAGTAGCCGATGGCGTTGCGGCCAATCTCGCTTTTACCGATCTGGATGGGGAATTTGATAACGACTTCGTGTATCGTCGAGCGGGCCGACAGACAATCCATCGGCTCACGCAGGATCGGGTTTCTGTCGGTTCGCCACGGGCCAGGCTCAGGACTGGTTTTGCGCGACAGGACGATATTTTTATCCGCCCATTCGGACACGGTCTGAGTTTTGCGCGGGGCGTAGGCGCGGGCGCGGGTGGTGTTGATAACCTCCCTAGCGTTGCTGTATTGTGATTGTGCCTGCATAGCTTAATAAACCTCACAACTTTCAGAGCAGCCGCCAGCCGAATCAAGCTCATAATTAAATAAGTCGAAATTGACCGCAGCAGGCTTCCATCTTTCAAAGGGCAATTTTGATTCTTCCAGCAATTGTTTCGTGCTGGTATTTTTTCTGAAAAAAAGCCGTCCAACTCCACTTGGATCTTGCCAAGGCCCAGCAAATCGATACTGATCTTCCATCCGCATTGGAAATTCAAATACTTCAGGCGTATCAACAGCTAGGGTTAGCAACTTCCGCTTACTTTTCTTCCAGCACCATGCACAATTCCCTTGGTGCTCCATGATATTTAGATTAAATGACTGACGTCCCCACCAGAGATTAATCATCTCTTTTGTTGCCTTTGTATATTCAATCAATGGGTAGATAAGATTTTCTTTTTCCATGTTCGAACTTACGCGATCCATTTCATCAATCCTGATTCCAATCGCGGTTTTATAGGTTCCATTTTTCCAACCCAATGACCGTAAATATGAACGCATGGGAGCAAGCTTCAGCTCAGACGTACATTTCGGGAATGCTTGATTCGGAATACCATGTTTTTTTATATACTCCTCAAATGGCTCACCATTGCGTGATGCTGTTTCAAATGTCACGCGTCGAAACTTGGTTCCATTTCCTTTCACTGGATCGACAAGAGCCTCTAGCCAGACCACTCCTAAATTCCATTCCTTGTCACAGCGATTTACAAACTCTAATGTTTCCTCAAGTTCCTGCCCTGTGTTTGCAAATGTAATAACAACGTTGTCGAAATCGTTTAATTTATTATCAAGCAGCCACTTAGTCATATATGCCGACGTTTTTCCACCACTAAATGAGATAGATAAGTTCATGTTTTCTCTACTTTGCTAAGGTGTAAAAAACTGCGCGACAAGTCGCCGAGCAGGGATTCAATGTGATCCATCAACATGGAGCGGATTTTCTGTTCGTCGGTTTCTGCGGCCAGTTGCGGCGCTAGGATGTCGGGCAGGGATTCGAGCCGGTTGCGGATGATGGTGTCGCCATCGGCTACGCAGGCTTTGGCTTCGTCGGCTACCAGCAATTGACCGCGACGCGTTTTCAGATCGATTTCAGTTAATTCGGCGTTAGCTTCTTCTCGTCTGGCTTTGGCTGATTGATAGCGACTGCCTGAGCCACTAACCGCAGAACTCTCTTTTCCTGCATCCTGTTCTTTACGCTCACGCTCCTGCTCATGCCGCTTGGTCACACCTTCTTTGGATGGGTCTTTGGTTTCGGCTATACGCTGGATGGAGGCTTCGACGTTTACTTTTCCATCTTCCATGACTAAGCGGTCAGCGTTTTTAAGCTGGGTGACGTAGCTGCGGTTAGCGCCGATGTGGTCGGCAAAGGCGGTTTGGCTCATAAAAGTCATGCTGTCGCCTCTTGCTTAGTGCATTGCAGCGGGATATGCCAGTGTCCGCATTCTTTGCAATATCGTGATTCTTTCGGCTGCTCTGTTGCTGTTTGTTCAGTAAACGGGGGTAATTCGAGCGTAGCGCCGCGTAGGCCGTTAATTAAGCCAGCGGCGTGGAGCTGCTTAGCCAGCGCGTGAAATTCAGGCACCAGCTCTTTCATTTGCCCGTTAAAGGCTTTTACGTTCTCTGGTCCACAAACTATCTTTTTCATTTTTTTAATAAAATAAAGGTTGTGCAGGGTGTGCAGGCGCGAGTGCAGGGCACGAAAAAACGCGAGGCGTCTGCGTTCGTGGTCTGTGCAGGGTGTGCAGGGTGTGCAGGGAACCCATATACGCGAGGGCGGTTTTATTTTTGGCGGTGGTGGCGGTTTGTTTCTCGCGCGTCACGTAAAGGGAAGTACTGCACACCCTGCACAGGCCACGCGCGGCGCGGCTTTGACTCTGCACAATACCCTGC